TCCAAAGCCAAATGAGCAATATCCTCGTGGATCTCAGTTCTATATAGCAGAGTATATGCCTCATCTAGTAAAAGATTTTTATACTCATTTAAGTTACAATCCTTTGTCCATGTCAATACGAGATGGAGTAGATTGGATAAATGAATGGCACAAAGCTCAAGGTCTAAAATGCTTTCATTTCGTTATGACTGCATTTGTAATGGACGTTGCTCAGTATTTTCCTGATTTAATAGATCCATGGAGCAGAGTTAATTACGGTTCTAATGCAATTCAAGCATTAAACTTAATATTTAAGAACGAAGGTTACAAACAAAAAGACTTTCTAGATGCTGCAATGGATCGTATTTGCGAGGAATTTAGATCGCCATATGACCCACGTGACCATCAAAGAAATCTAGGAAAAGGTTTAAGCCTAGAAGATGTTGCTTGTGACTATGTCCGATATGTTGAATGCTATGTACCAAAAGGTTATGAACATCTCAAACCATGGCAAGTGACAAACAAATCACTTATACCTCATCACACAAAACATTGGACTTACAATAAACATTTGGAGGCTCACAATGTTTAAGATAACTACAGATTCGTCAAGTAAGTATTCACATCGGCACAGAGATCAGTGGTTAGATCTTGCTGGTGATTGGACTGATGAAACACAAGCGCCAAATATAGGTACATTTCATGGAGCAACAATATGGGATGACTCTGTAACTGGAGTTGGCACAAAAGGTCGATGGGGAGATCTATTGGTCAAAACTATGGAATCGGATCATTTAGTTTATGTACAACCGAGAGTAGGTTGGGCAGGAGTTTCGTTAGCTGCTCTTGCAAAGAAATATAACAAAAAGTTAACTTTGTTTATGCCTTCCTCAAAAGTTGTTAGTGACCATCAATTGGTCTGCATTGAAAGAGGAGCAAATCCAATCTTTCGAAGAATTGCAGCAATGCCAGTTCTAAACAAATATGCCAAAGATTGGGCAGAACAAAATAATGCTCAATTTGTGCCATTTGGTTTAGATCATCCCCTAGTTGTTGCGGCTGGAGTTAAATCTACAATCCAACAATGGGGAGACCGAGATGAACCAAGAGATGTTGTATCAGTTATTAGTACAGGAGTTCTCACAAGAACTCTGCAAATTGCTTGGCCAAATGCAACCTTCCATGGAATTGCAGTTGCAAGAAACCTACATCCAGGAGAGATTGGAAGAGCGGACGTTACAACTTACCATAAAGCTTTCAGAGAAAAAGCTGAATATGCAGACAAAATCAATAAGGAAATTAACTCCGCACCAACATATGATTGCAAAGGTCTAGAAAGGTTTATGTTGGACAAAACATCTGCTCCTAAAACACCTTCTACTTTATTGTGGAATGTAGCAGGTGACGTAAAACCAGTTACAATGGTCCATTCACAAGTCGATAGTTTCAGAGAATGGGGTGAGTTTAGATGATTACAATCATTGAAGGTTCTGATGGAACAGGCAAAACAACTTACGCTCAAAAATTAACTGAACGATACAATGCACAATATTTGCATGCTCAACAACCAAGATCTAGATTATGGGTTGATGAATACATTCGACCGTTAACTTCTAGCAATATGGTATTAGATCGATGGCATTTAGGTGAAGTTGTATGGCCAAAGATCTACGGACGAGTATCGTTATTTGATGAAACAACATTTGATTATTGTAATTGGGAACTTGCTAAACTAGGAGCTAGGTTAATCCTATTAACAAGATCAGAAGATGCGATAGCTGAAGAATTGTTAAGACGAGGTGAAGAACTAGAGATCGATTTTGTTTTACACTCAAGATCTTTATTTGTAGAAGCTTTTAGACAAGTAAAATATTTAGACAAAACAATAATCCATAGTGAGGTGGTCAGGTAATGCATATAATTACAGAAAATCCAAGCGAGGCTTTAGAGTTAGCAACTCAATATGTAATTGAGCATGGCGAAGCAATATCTCCTCGTGGTATGGTTACTAGAGAGCTGCTTAACGTCACTTTACAAGTTGAAAAGCCATGGAACATACCTGTATCTATGGAAAACCGTAAACTTAACCATAATATTGGTATCAAAGAAGCATTACAACTTGTTGGACAAGTTACTGATCCAGAAGCAATGACAGATACCAGTCAAGTGTTTGGAAAGTATATGGATAGTGGAATACTTCACGGTGCTTATGGTCCACGCATTCACGGTAATCTTAATAAAGTTGTAGACCAATTAAAAAAAGATTACTCTACAAGACAAGCTGTTTTGACTATATTTGACTCAAATAAAGATCTAAACGTTGATGTAAAAGATGTTCCGTGCACATTAAATCTGCAGTACTTTATTAGAGACAATAAGTTAATTGCTAGAACAAACATGCGAAGCAATGACGTATTCCTAGGTCTTCCATATGATCTCACTCAATTTATTGCATTACAAGGTGCAATTGCCAAAGCTTTAGACATTGAAATGGGTCAATATGTACATGTTGTAGGTAGTTTACACATTTACGATGAACATATTCCACAAGCTCAATGGATCAAAGCATATTTTAATGGCTCATTTAAGGATTACGAACCAATGTGGACTGGAAATACAATTGGCGAGATTAGTCACACTGCAAGATCTATTCTGAAAGGCAATATTCCAGATCATTTAACTCGCTTTGAAAGATTTTTGGCAGGTAAAATCAATGACTGAGCCAGTTGCTAGATGTGAAGCATGTGGAGCATGGACGTATTTATATGCTTTAGATAAACTAATGGGTAATCCGCATTTTTGCACCGATTGTAAAGCAAAACAGAAAGGGAAACGCCGTGTTGCCTAATCAAACCGAAGTAGTTAAGCGATTAAGCGAACTTTCTCGTATGCTTGATGCTGCAACAGATGAAATTGCTGCCAGCGATGATAAAGCAGTAAAAGCAAAAGGTTCTTATGAAGTTGCCTATGCAAGATCTTTCCTTCAATCAAATGGATCGATGGACGTCAGAAGACAAGAGGCAATTTTGGCTTGTGCTGATTTACGTTTAGCAATGGAAATTGCAGAGGCAGAGGTAAGAGCAATTAAAGAACGTATAAACACTTTAAGATCTCAAATATCTATTGGGCAATCACTGTCAGCTGCAATTAGACAACAATTTAGCGCAGAAGGTGTTGGTCAATATACATGAGAGCAAGAAGTAAAAAAATGGCAAATAAGTACATTCAAAGACGAATTCTAGTTAGATATATGCTAGAAACTTATCCAATGTGCCAACGTTGTCATGTGAAAGCTTCAGAAGAAGTGCATGAAGTCAAAAGTAGAGCACGTGGTGGCTCTATTTTAGAAGTGGAAAATTGCCGTGCTCTTTGTCATAATTGCCATTTTTGGATAACAACCAATCCTGCAGAAGCGCTTAAAACAGGCTGGTTGAAGAATTCATGGGATAAGTAATGCCAACTTATGACTACAAATGCCAAAGATGTGGAATCACCGTTGAAGTCAGCCACTCAGTATCAGAACACGGTCCTAGATGTGATTGTGGAAAGGTTATGCAAAAGATTTTTACCGCTGTACCCGCTATTTTCAAAGGTGACGGATGGGGAGGACAGAAATGACCAATCTATCTAGAAAACGAAGAGGTCGAGAGACTGAGTTGATCTTTGCTGAATACCTAAAGCGAGAAGGTTGGATTTATGCTGAGGCAAGCAGTTCTTCAGCTGCAGGAACAGACATAAAAGGTGTTATCGGAGTTGATTGGGAACTTAAAGCTAGAGCAGACTTTGATCCTAAATCAGCAATGAAACAACAAGCAAAAAGAATCAAAGAAGGCGTCATCCCCATCGCTGTTTTAAGACAGAATGGACAAGGTGAAGCCGATATAGAAAATTGGCCAGCTTGTGTTCCAGTAAGTGTAATGATACAACTACTGAAAGAAGCGGGATACTTGTGACGATTAGAGATTTAGATTTTAAGATTGAAGCAGCAGAATGGACTAAAGATGCCAATTGCACGGATCCAAGCATAGATCCTGATTGGTTTTTTCCTGATAGTGAACATCCAACGAATCTAGAACAAAGAGCAGCTTTAAGTATATGCAAGAACTGTCCAGTGCAAATAAATTGCTTAGGTTATGCAATCAAGCATTGGCCAGTGTTTGGAGTATGGGGTGGCATGAAAAATAAAGACATAAAAGATCTAGTCCGACAAATAAAGGAGCAAAAATGAGTGCAGCAATAACCATCAAAGGTCGTATAGGCAAAGATATGGACATCAAGTTTACGCAACAAGGTAAAGCTTATGTTCCATTCAGTGTGGTGTCTAATACACGAAAGAAAGTTAATGATGAATGGGTAGATGCAGACACAAGTTGGTGGGAATGCAAAGCGTTTGGAGGTTACGCGGAGGCTCTTGTAGATAACATTAAACGAGGCGATCTGGTAACCATTACAGGAACGATTAAGCAAACGACATGGATTGACAAAGACGGTAATAAGCGCTCGTCATATGAGGTTCTGGTTGATACTATTGCCAAGCAAATTGTTATGCAAAAATATCATGGCACACCAAGAACTAAGAATCCAGATCCAGTTGCTTGGGATCCTACAGAAGCGGTGTTCTAATGTCAGTTAAAGCTATGACCTATGTATGGGAAAACTCTCCTTACAATGGCAATGCTTTAATTGTCCATTTAGCATTGGCAGATCATTGTGATGACCAAGGTATTTGTTGGCCAAGTCAACAGTATTTGGCAGATAAGTGCAAAATCAGTGTGAGACAGATCCGTAGAATCATTCACCAAATGATTTCTGATAACTATTTGTTTATAGAACAACACTCCAGAGCTGGTATTTCTAATAATCGTTACAGATTGTTATACAAAAAGCCGCAGGTCACTGATGTCCTGTCCACGCATAATGACGACCTTGAACGTCCTGCGGCTGAGGTCACAGCTATGGCCAGCGGTAGAGGTCAAGCTGGTGGCCACCCTAATCATCATATAACCATCAATAATCACCAGAGAAAAGGTCCACCAGAAGAAGTTAAATTGTTAATGGAAAAGCTAAGGAAGAAAAATGGATAAATGCCTAAGTTGTAGAGGGGTAAGTGAGAAAGGTGCTTGTCCACATTGCAGAAGAAGATTAAAAAAAATGCTTAATGAGTTAATTGCATTTATAGATCTACTTATTGCAAGTCCTTCCCTAAGACAACAGGTATCTTCTAAGCAAGAAGGTAGAGGTTCATTATCTGATAGATCAGTAATCAATGTCCAGATTGTAGATCTTATTGCTAAAACAGGTGTTCAGAGTGTGCTTCAAGCATGGTGTGAGTATGTAGTAGAAACGAGAAGCTTAAATACTGATTGCCTTAAGTCTACTAAAGAAACAAACAAATTACATATATTGCATCATATATTGGATACTCATAATGATTGGTTAGCAGATACTGAACTGTGGACTGATTACTACAATGAGGTTAAAGAACCATGGACAACACTAAGAGCTATTATCTATGGTGAGAGAAAACCACCTAAGGCAGTGAAGTGTCCTGTACAAGACTGCATCGGTAGTTTAAGATTAGAACCTAATGGTGATGTCCATTGTCTACATGACAACACACACCAATGGGCATATGAACAGTGGTCTAGGTTGGCTAAGTTGATGGTAGAAACCTCTGTACAATCACAGTGATGTAATTTATAATAGGAATCACCGAACTACAGCTATCTAAAAAATCGGACGCTAATGAATAAACCATGCTTAGATTGTGGTGTGTTAGCAGATAAACCAAGATGTCCTATCTGCAATAAGAAGTATCAGAAGTTTAAAGCAACCTCTCGTCCTTCACGTGCTGATAGGGGTTACGATGCAAATTGGAAAAGGTTATCAAAACAACTAAGACTATTGCAACCTTATTGTTCTATTTGTAAAGCAACCAACGATTTAACTGTGGATCACATAATCCCGTTATCGAGTGGTGGTCTCACAGTTGAATCCAATCTTCAGGTTCTATGTAGACGATGCAACAGCAGCAAAGGTACTTCCAGTCCTGAATAACAATTTGTTATACTAAATCCCATAGGGTACCAACGGGTGGTATGGTATGGCCTAAAAGTACATGTGTTTTTAGCGCTGGATACCCCGCAGCCATGGGAGCGTGCAAAGTATCAAAATTATTGATTTGACCAAACTGGAGGAATTTGATGACCGCGGGTCGTCCACGCAAACCTATCGAACAGAAGCGCAAAACAGGCCGAACTCCTACAACGGATTCAGGCGGACGCAAACTTCCTGATGTTCAGAAGGTCACTGTCTTGCCGATGGCCGATGGTATTCCGACTCCTCCTATGGATCTAGGTCTAGAAGGCCGAGAGCTTTGGGGAAAAGCTTGGGATCGTGCAATCACTTGGCTTTCTCCTGTAAGTGATTTGACACAAGTTCATCATGCTTGTCGAGTGGCAGATGATCTTAATTTGGCAAGAACAGTTTACAATACGACACGTGACTCACAAGACGGGCGGCTTGTGGTTGCACTAAGTAAATCTTTCCATGAGGCTTTGGCCTCGTTAGGATTTACACCAACATCTCGCTCGCAATTAGGCGTAGCGGAGGTTAAGCGTGTCACAGCTCTCGAACAACTTATTGCTACCAAACGAGCCAAGTAATTCTTGGCCTCCTAAGTGGCTTACACCTGTTTCTGAAGAAGATCAATTAAGAGGCGATGGTCCTGTCTATAAACAGTTTGCTGAAACAGTATGTCGCGTTACTAAAGATTCATTAGGCGGACAAGCAGGAGAGTTAATTCGTTTTCGCAGTTGGCAAGAGAACCTTCTCAACCATGCTTTAGCAAGAAAAGAAAACGGTAGATTTAAGCACCGCATTGCTTTAATTGGCATGGCACGTAAAAATGGTAAGTCTGCTCTTGGTGCTTCTGTTGGTCTAGCAGGTTTAACACTAGGTGGACAAGGTTCTGAGATCTATTCATGCGCAGCAGATAGAGATCAAGCACGAATTGTGTTTGGTACTGCTAAGCGAATGGTTGAATTAGACGAAGAACTGTCTAAAATGTTTACTCTTTACCGCGATGCAATTGAATATAAAGATACAGGTTCTGTCTATAAAGTCCTCTCGGCAGAGGCTTACACAAAAGAAGGTCTCAATCCGTCACCTCTTGTGATCTTCGATGAAGTTCATGCGCAGCCAAATCGCGAACTTTGGGATGTAATGTCTCTTGCCGGAGGCGCAAGATCTGATTCTTTGTTGTTTGGTATTACTACGGCCGGTGTAAAAACTCAGACTGATGGCCAAGATTCTTTATGTTATTCGCTTTATCAATACGGACAACAGCTAGTTAAAAAAGAATTAGAGGATCCGTCATTCTTCTTTGCTTGGTGGGAACCAAAGAATGTTGAGGCAGATCATCGAGAACGATTCATGTGGGAAGAATCAAACCCAGGTTTTAACGACATTGTCGACTCTGAAGATTTTGAGTCTTCGGTGCTTAGAACACCAGAAGCAGAATTTCGAACTAAGCGAACTAACTGTTTTGTTTCAACAGCTACTGCTTGGCTCCCTACCGGAAGCTGGGACGCATTGGTTGACAAGGACAGAGTGCCAATGCAAGGTGAAGACGTCATTCTCGCATTCGATGGAGCCTTTTCTAACGACTCTACAGCACTAATTGCGTGGCTTGTAGGTTCTGAAAAACCACATTTAATGGTTGTAGGACTATGGGAAAGACCAATTGATGCTGATCAAGCGTGGCACGTGCCTGTTGCAGAGGTCGAAAAGACTATTATTGACACTTGCAGAGACGGTAGATTTAACGTAAAAGAGATTGTTTTCGATCCTGCACGATGGAATAGAACCTTTATGGTACTAGATGAAGATGGTTTACCGTGCGTTTCGTATCCAAACTCAGCAGAACGTATGGTTCCTGCTACACAAAAGTTCTATGAAGCTGTAGTCAATCAGTCATTTACACATGATGGTGATGAACGTCTTGCACGACATGTGGCAAACTGTGTGACAAAACAATCATCACGTGGAGTCATGGTTGCCAAGGCTTCATCTAGAAGAAAAGTAGATGCTGCTGTTGCTTCCATCTTTGGTTATGACCGAGCAACACAACCTCCTGCACCTAAAGAACCAGTTGCAAAATATTTCTCAATACAAGTATGAGGAGCATCATGAAAAAACTTGACTTTGCTTTATTAACAGAATTGGCAGGAGTAATTCTTGTCGCCATCGGGGTCGCTATGTTCTCAGTTCCTCTTGCCTTTGTAACGGTAGGCGGATTTCTTATTTGGGCTACAGAAAAGGCTAATTGATGACCGCTGGTATCTACAATACAACTATAGATCAAGGTTCTTTGTGGTCAGTTGTACTAGTTTACACTGATTCTAATGACGCACCTGTCAATTTGACAGGTTATACAGCATCAATGCAGCTGCGCCAGAACTATAATTCTACAACTGCAGACCTAACTTTGACTACAGCAAATGGTGGTATTACTATTGTTGGCGCTACAGGAACTATTACAATCAATGCAACAGCTACTCAAACAGGTTTGCTTGAATCAGGTTTTTATGTTTATGATCTTGAATTGACATCAGGTTCAAACATTACTCGTTTAATCCAAGGTCAATTAACAGTTGCAGAGCAGGTGACAAGATAATGGCAGCTAATAAAGTCACCGTCAATGAAACAAATAACACAGTTGAGATTTCAGCTCCTGGTCCTCAAGGTGCACAAGGACCAACAGGTCCTACTGGTTCGACCGGTCCTACTGGTTCAACTGGTCCTACAGGTTCTACCGGACCAGTCGGAGCAACTGGACCAACTGGACCGACTGGAAATACAGGACCAACTGGACCAACAGGATCTACCGGCCCAATTGGTGCAACTGGACCAGTTGGAGCAACTGGACCTACAGGATCTACTGGCGCAACAGGACCTCAAGGAATTCAAGGAGACACAGGATCAACCGGACCAACTGGTCCTATTGGAGCAACAGGACCAACTGGTTTAACTGGTGCAACCGGATCTACAGGATCAACTGGACCAATTGGTGCAACAGGACCTCAAGGTATTCAAGGTGTTCAGGGAATTCAAGGTGAGACTGGCGCAACAGGACCTCAAGGTGAAACTGGTGCGACAGGACCAACCGGAGCAACTGGAGCAGCATCAACAGTTGCAGGACCAACAGGACCAACTGGACCTGTTGGAGCGACAGGACCTACAGGACCACAAGGTGAAACATCAACAGTTCCAGGTCCAACTGGAGCAAGCGGACCTGCTGGTGCAACAGGTCCAACAGGTCCTCAAGGAATTGAAGGACCAACCGGTGCAACAGGACCTCAAGGTGCTGCAGGTGCAAATGGTGGTTCTACAAGTTTATTTGATTATTCAGCAGATACAACTGCAACATCTGGAGATCCTGGTGCTGGTGATATTCGCTGGAACAATGCAACTCAGATAAATGCAACGACGCTTTTAATAGATCATTTAGATGTTAATGGAAACGACATTGATGTCTTTATAGCTCTACTAAAAACCGATGATTTTATTATTATTCAAGATCGAGATGTTCATACTAATTTTCAGAAGTTTAAGTTAACAGCAACTGCAACTATTTTAGGTGGATATAGCAGCGTCCCAGTTGTGCTTGATTCTTCAGGTGGTACTGGAACAACTAACTTTTTTAACACACAATCGCTTGCATTACTTCTTATCAATGTAGGTTTAACCGGCGCAACCGGTCCAATCGGACCGACAGGTCCTACAGGAGCAACAGGTCCATCTGGTCCTGCAGGTGCAACTGGATCAACAGGTCCTCAAGGCGAAATTGGTCCGACTGGTTCTACTGGTCCGACTGGTCCTATCGGTGCAACTGGACCGCAAGGAGAAGTTGGCGCGACAGGTCCTACTGGTCCTCAAGGATCAACAGGTTTACAAGGCCCAACAGGAGCAACTGGTCCACAAGGAATTCAAGGCATACAAGGTATTCAAGGAATCCAAGGTGAAACTGGATCAACAGGTCCAACAGGTTCTCAAGGTCCAACAGGTCCACAAGGAGACGTTGGTGCGACAGGTCCAATCGGAGCAACTGGTCCGCAAGGCATTCAAGGAAATGTTGGTGCAACTGGTCCAACTGGTCCAATTGGCGCAACAGGTCCAGAAGGACCAACCGGTTCAATTGGTGCGACTGGTCCCGAAGGATCAACAGGTCCAACCGGACCGATCGGTGCAACTGGTCCGCAGGGAGAAACTGGTTTAACTGGCGCGACCGGTCCAACCGGTCCAATAGGAGCAACTGGTCCTACTGGAGCAACTGGTCCCTCAGGTCTCGATGGTGCAACAGGCGCGACAGGTCCTACAGGTATAACTGGAGATACTGGTCCAACCGGTGCAACTGGTCCGAGCGGTCCAACAGGAAATAGCGGACCAACTGGTGCAACAGGACCAACTGGTGCTGCAGGTTCTGCTGCTGCAATAACTTACTACTATCTTGCAACAGCGGGTCAAACAACATTTAGCGGAGCAGACGCTAATGGTGTCACACTTGCTTATACGGTTGGTGTAGAGCAGGTCTATCTTAATGGCGTGCTTCAGATCCGTGGTACAGATTACACAGCATCAAATGGCACTTCGGTTGTGCTTGCTGTTGCGGCCACCCTAAGCGACACACTAAATGTAGTGGCGTACGGCGCATTCAACGTAGCAAACACTTACACAATTGCTCAAGTTGATGCCTTAATACAGAGTTCTACCATTGCTGAAATAATGGTCCAATACTAAGAAAATGGAGTTGTAACTAATGGCAACAACATCAAAGGCACTCTTTCGTGGAGCTGCAACAACGACTGTCGGCACGACCCTTTACACTGTGCCGTCTGCAACGGTCACCGTCGTCACCAATATTGTAGTCACCAACACGTCTGCGAGTGCTGGCACATTCACACTTGCACTTGGTGGCACTAACTTTGGCACGCTAATTGCAGTGGGCGGCAACGACTCGACCGTTATTGACATCAAGCAACCGTTAACTGCGACGCAAACCATCACTGGCGGTGCATCTGCCACCACAATCAACTTTCACATCTCAGGCGTGGAAATCGCTTAAATGGGAGTTTATGAATTATCGGGTGCTGGATCGGTAAAGACTGCGCGCACTCTGTACACCAGCATGAATGCCAACAACCAGTTCGGTGCGATGGTGCCGATAGCATCTGTTGTGGCAACTTCCAACACTGGTTCGTTTAACTTTTCTGTCATACCTCAAACATTTCAGGATTTGATGATAGTGGCTCAGTTGAGAGACACAAACGCGTCTGTAAATCCCGTGTTTTTCAACTACATGAACAACAACGGTGGGTCTGTTTATAGTGCAACCCAACTACAAAGTGACGGGAGTTCTGCATCCAGTGGCAGAATCTCGAATCAGTCGATTATGGGCATCGGCCTACAAATGGGTTCAACCGCAACCGCTGGCGTTTTTTCCTCAAATGTCATTCATATACTGAACTACACATCTTCTTTTTTCAAGACGATACTTTACAGAGATGCTGCCGACAATAACGGTTCAGGAGCCACGAGACTCTCAGTTGGGCTATTGAGGGACACAAACCCGCTAACCCAGTTTAGTTTTAATGCGGCTGCCCAGTTTGTTGCTGGCTCAACCGCAACTCTCTACGGAATCAGGGCGGTGTCATCGTGAGTATGGTCTGGATTGCGGGGCAAACTGTAACGGCAGCATCTGCACAATTAACATTTAGCAATATTCCGCAAACTTTTACACACCTGCAAGCACGAATTACTGGTCGAGATGCTTCAACAACTACATCAAATCCAGTCTTTGTTCAATACAATGGTTTTGGTGGCACATATCCGATTTATCATGGTTTAAGTGGAAACGGTGCAACTGCTTCATCGAGTTATGGACAATCAGTTTTAATCGCCTTGCCAAGCCTTCCAGGTGCTAGTGCAACTGCAAACATTGTTGGTTCAGTTATTGTTGATATTCTTGATTACACCAGCACCACCAAATACAAAACTACGCGAGCAATTGGTGGGTGTGACCTCAACGGTTCGGGGGTTGTGTCTTTACAAAGCGGATTTCTTGATAGCACAAGTGCAATAACATCCTTAACTTTTGGCGGTTCATTTAACTCGCCATACGCTTTTGCAACTAGTACCCGCGTTGATCTTTATGGCATCACAACTTCCCAAGTAACGGGGGCATAAATGACAATTGCAATGCAACCGATTTATACACAGACTGTAACAGGAAGCACTGTCGGAGTTGTAACTTTTAATTCAATCCCTCAGACATTCACGGATTTGCAGGTCGTAATCAACGCAAGAACCAACCGCAGCAATTTTGGTGCTGACAACGTAACGATGCAGTGTAATGGTGATGCTTCAAGTCTTTATTCTTCAACATTTCTGTACGGCACTGGCACAAGCGTGGCCGCTGGCAGAACTTCTGCGCAAGGCTCGCTTCGCGATTTCATTCTCGTAAACGGTGGAACTGCAACGGCTAACACGTTCGGCACTGCACAAGTTTATGTTCCGAATTATGCTGGCGCCAATTTCAAGTCTTTTGTTGCAGAGGGTGTTTCTGCGGATAACATTACAACTGGCTTGCCGTGGCCAGCTGCTGGGCTTTATCGCTCGACGAACGCTATAACTTCTTTAAGTTTCGCTCCACAAAACACGAATTTCTTTATTGCGGGTTCGACATTTTCACTCTACGGAATCACGAAAGGCTAGACAATGAGCAAAGTAATCGAGATTGACTGTGCCACTGGCATCTCAACAGAACGCGACATGACAGAGGCAGAGCTTGATGCGCAAGCCGCGATGCAAGCCGCATTCGCAGAGCAACAAGCCGCAGCAGAAGCAGAGGCGGCCGCAAAGGCCACAGCTAAAGCGTCCGCGGAAGCGAAACTCGCAGCTCTTGGCTTGACTGCAGAAGAGATCGCAGCGCTCTAATGACACGTGCCCGTGACGTAGCTGATACACAAGACAACCTCGGCGGGGCGGTGGCACCGTTTGTGGCGGGTAAGAATGCAATCATCAATGGTGGCTTTGACGTTTGGCAGCGCGGGACTTCATTTACCATTGTGAATAGCAACGCGTACACGGCTGACAGATTTCATGTAGTCGCAACAGGCAACATAACCATAAGCCGTCAAACTACTGGTGTGCCTGCGGGTTCTCAATATTGTCTTCGCATGACTTCGGGTTTCACAAACTCAGTCGCCGATTTTTTTCAATACGTTGAAACTGCGAATGTTGTGCCGCTTCAAGGCAAGACAGTAACTTACTCAATCAAAATGAGAAAAAACGCCGCAAACACTTCTGATGCGATTCTTGTCGTGCAGAAGTCGGCCACAACAGACGCGGGCAGTGGCGCTTCTTGGAGCACTATTTCAAGCGCCACTGTTGCAAGTTCTTCGTTGCCAACTGGAACGGGCGCAGGAGACTGGTACAACGCAAGTCTGACACTAACAATACCCAATGACGGCACTGCAAACTCTTTACGAGTTTATGCTTCGACTTCCGCACAAATCGCAAACACCGCGTACCTAGAATTGGCACAATCACAAGTTGAGCTCGGCTCTGTTGCCACCCCGTTTGCACGCGCTGGCGGCTCAATCGGCGGGGAGTTGGCATTGTGTCAGCGGTATTATGAAAAGTCATATCCAACTTCTACAAACCCAGGGGCAAACACTGGTAACCATAGTTTTGTATCTTCAGGACAAATGGTTGCTGCAACAACTGGCAATCTAGGCGCTTACACCCCTTTTAGAGTTATGAAAAGAGCAGAAGCAACAGTTACTTTTTATGACACTGTAGGAAATTCTGGTAAATGCACACGAACTGTAACTGGTGTAAGTGACACAGCAAATCAAGCAATTGGTTTAGATATGATTACAACAGTAAGTGGTATCTGGGCTTACAGCTCAGGAACTACAAATGCCAATACGATTAGATTTCACTACACAGCAGAGGCAGAACTATGACCCAGTATGAAGAAATTCAAAACTACGATGGTTCAATCATTATTAAAAGAATCACCGATGATGGTGTTGAGTCTTGGATACCGGTCAGTTTAGCCAACTCTGACTACCAAGCATACCTCAATCGTGACAACCCAGACTGGGGCAAGCCACTTCTATGAACAAGGTCGGGGGACCAATGAGATTTCACGTTGTAGCACTGCCACACACGCAAGTAACAAAAGACTTTACAAGCTGCGCTTTTACTGAAAAAGTGCGTCGCTTTTGCATTATGATGACAGATCTTGGCCACGAAGTAATTCTTTATGCTGGATCAGAAAATGAAGCAAATGTAACAGAATTAGTAACTTGTATTTCAGAACATGAAAGACAAGCAGCTGTTAGCAATAACCATTATACTTCTGCTTCATTTGATATAACTTTACCACATTGGCAAATCTTTAACGGCAATGTCATTAAAGAAATAACCAATAGACTTCAACCAAAAGACTTTATTTGTCTTATTGGCGGATATGCTCACAAACCTATTGCAGATGCTTTTCCAAATCATATGTCAGTAGAGTTTGGCATTGGTTACGGCGGTACATTTGCAAAATACCGAGTGTTTGAGTCTTATGCATGGATGCATTCAATCTATGCAGGTCATAAAAATCCAACCACAGTAGATGGTGGATTTTTTGATGCAGTTATAAATGGTTACCTTGAACCTGAAATGTTTCCAAAAGGATCAGGTAAAGGAGACTATTACTTCTATATTGGACGCATGATTGAGCGAAAAGGCTTTAGAATTGCTCAAGAAGTATGCGAACGATTAGGCAAAAAGTTGATTTTGGCAGGTCCAGGTGATGAAAAAGGCACCGGTTACGGCGAGTTTATAGGCAATATTGGTCCTGAAGAACGAGCAGAACTGATGGGAAATGCCATTGCTTTGTTTGCTCCTACTACTTATATCGAACCATTTGGAAATATAGTAGTAGAAGCTCAGACTTGTGGAACTCCAACAATCACAACCGATTGGGGAGCTTTTACAGAAACAAATATCCACGGAATTACTGGTTTTAGATGTAGATCTCTTGCAGACTTTATTAAAGCTGCAGAAGATGTAAAAGATCTTGACAGAGATTTTATTCGAAAACAAGCAATAGAAAAATACTCACTTAAAGCAATTGGACCTAAGTATCAAGATTACTTTGAAAGGTTGTTGACCCTTTGGGAAGACGGCTGGTATCAACTAAGCACAGAAAAGGCAGATAAATGAGTCTATCGAATAGACTGCGTAAAGCAGGAGAAAAAAGGTCAAACAATCAGTACCTTGAACCATTTTTACCTGGCCGCGCTCTATATGCAACTCCAGCTGGAGTAGATGTAAACTCTGATACAGCAATTCGCATGTCAACTGTTTATGCTTGCGTACGGCTATTAGGTGACACTATTAGTTCTCTTCCACTTTCCGCTTATGTCCGTCGTGGACGTTCTAGAATAAATTATGCATCTGTTTATGGCGATATGCCTGCATGGATTAACAAACCAAATCCTGACTCAACTCGCTTAGAGTTCTATGAGCAAGTAATTTCCTCTCTAAACCTTCATGGTAATGCATTCATTCTTACCGTACGTGACGATCTGGGCGACGTTCAAGAGCTTTACTGCATAAACCCATTGCAAGTTCGTATTCGTCGTCCTGATCCAATGGGCGAGATTGAATACATTGTTACTCTTGCTCAGAACGCACAAGATCCAGTAAATCAGTTCTACGATAACGCACAACCTTTTGACCCAATGTCAGTAAAAACAATGGTACTAACAAAGAATGAAATGCTACACATTCCTATGTTTAGATTACCTGGACAATTGCTTGGACTTGGTCCTATTGCAGCAGCCCGCATTACTTTAGGTTCTGCTATGGCCGCAGAAGTTTATGCAGCAAGTTACTTTGGAAATGCAGCAAATCCTGGTGGAGTTATTGAATCTCCAGGTGAAATGACTGAAGAACAAGCTGCTGACATTGCGCGAAACTGGAATATGTCACATACAGGACCTTATCGTGCAGGAAAACTTGGCATTCTAACTAGCGGCGCAACATTTAAGCCACTTACTCTTAATGCTGCAGATGCACAATTGCTAGAAGTACGCAGGTTTGGTGTAGAAGAAATTGCTAGACTATTCCGTGTACCTGTATCTTTACTTGGTCACCCTGTTGCAGGAGCAATGTCATTTGCATCTGTTGAAGCTCAGAACCTATCATTCGTTCAGCATTCTTTGCGTCCTTTACTTGAAAGACTAGAACAAGCATTATCACCATTGCTTCCTGAATCAGATGGATTTATTAAGTTTAATCTAGATGCTTTATTACGTGGAACAACACTAGAACGCTATGATGCATATACAAAAGGTTTACGCGAAGGTTTCTTGAGCCTAAATGATGTCCGTTATGTAGAAGATCTTGCACCTCTCGGAGAGTCTGGAGATCAATACCGTGTTCCGCTGCAGAATATTGATGCGGCAGATGCAAAAGATGTTGGCTTAAACCTACGTGCCGATATTGCAGCAAAGTTAATTCAAGTAGGTTTTGATCCAAAATCAGTAATTGATGCTGTTGGTTTACCTGAAATGAATCACACAGGTTTACCTTCAAATCAATTGCAACCAATTTCAACAATAGATCCAACAGATCCTAAAGCAGCATACGAGGTGGAGTAGTGTTGAATGAAGAGAAAGACTCAAGGAGCAAAATGAAAAAAATCGAACGACGCACATATACTGTGCAAGATGTTGAAACTCGGGCAGATGACGATGGAAAGCTACGCTTGTCAGGATATGCAGCAAAGTTTGATAGTCCTAGCGTCCCACTACCATTCGTTGAAACAATCGCTCAAGGTGCATTTAGAAAAACATTAACAGAAATACCTGATGTCCGATTACTAGTTAATCATGAAGGACTTCCATTAGCTCGTACTAAAAACGGTACAATGACGCTAACTGAAGATAACATCGGATTAAGATTTGATGCTGAATTAGCAGATACTCAAGAAGCAAGAGATCTACATGCTCTTATTGCTAGAGGTGATGTAGATCAAATGAGTTTTGCATTCCGTGTGATTAGACAAAAGTGGAATGAAGACCGCACTATGCGTGTTTTGACAGAAGTATCATTAGCTGATGGTGATGTTTCAGTAGTTACTTATCCAGCTTATCCAGCGACTTCAGTAGAAGCTCGTGAGCATCTAAAAAATGCTATTGATGCCGTTAAAGAAGGAAGAGAAATATCTGGAGACTCTTTACTAGTCCTTAAAAACATCTTTGAAGATCTAAGTGAAGGTCATGACTATGTAATGAAGTCAGTAGAACTAATGGCTCAATTACTAGGAAATCAAGAAGTAGTTGCAGCAGACGATATGGAAGATTCTGATTATATGGAAGATGAAGAAGACAAAGACTTAATTGAAGAAGTTTCTGTACCAAGATCTATATCTCTTCGTCTAGCAAAAGCAATAGTTAATAACACAAAATAATATTCTGTTAGCAGATAGTTAACAGATACGAAGTCGGAGCGAGACTCACACCCCAAAAGCGCCGTGATGCTTATCGCCACCACCTCGACCAAACTCATAAGGAGCAGAATACAATGTCATACCTTGACAAAGTAATCGAGCGCCGTGATGCAGTTAAGGCAGAAATGGATGCAGTTCTAGAAGCAGTAGCTGAAGAGAACCGTACCGACCTTACTGCAGAGGAGACCGAGAAGGTTGACGCTCTTGTAGAAGAGTCACGTTCACTCGATACAAAAATCGAAAAGCTAAAGACACAGGCTGATGCAGATGCAAAAGCTGCAGAAATGCGTTCAGCAGTTGCACCAGTTGCAACACCAGTAGGTGGCGCACGCGTTATCTCTGAAGCACGTACATACACACCAGAAGCAGATGTTTCATTCGTAAAAGATGCGTACAACGCACAATTTAAGAATGATTTTGCTGCATCTGAGCGTCTTGCACGCCACATGCGTGAAGAAAAAGTTGAAAATCGTGCAGTTGCTACTGGCAACTTCGATGGTCTTGTGGTACCACAGTACCTAACAGATCTAGCTGCACCATTTGCACGTGCTGGCCGTCCATTCTTGGATGCTGCTACAAACAAGCACACACTACCTGCAAGCGGAATGACACTAAATATCAGCCGCATGACAACAGGTACAACAACTGCAATCCAAGCAACACAAAACTCAGCAGTGTCAAACACTGATGCAGATGACACACTATTGACTATCAATGTGCGTACAGTTGCAGGACAGCAAGACATCTCACGCCAAGCAATCGAGCGCGGTACAGGAATTGATTCATTCATTCTTGCAGACCTAATTCGTTCATGGCACACAACACTAGATAGCCAATGCCTAAACGGCGATGGCACATCAGGAACAGTTCTTGGTCTTGATAATTCTGGTGGAAATGCAATCACTTACACATCTACTGCTCCAACAGTTCAGCTTCTTTATCCTAAGCTCGCTGATGCTGTACAGCAGGTTCAGACAACTGCATTCCAGCAACCAACACACTGGATCATGCACCCACGCCGCTTAGCTTATCTAATTGCAGCAGTGGATTCATCAAACCGTCCACTTGTTGTACCAACAGCAGGCGGTCCAATGAACGCAATTGCATCTGGTGCAGGAGCAACATCATACGGTAACTCAGGTTACTCATTGATGGGTCTTCCAATCATCACTGATGCAAATGTCGGAACAACTTTCGGCGCAGCAACAAATCAAGACAAGATCTATTGCGTTGCAGCACCTGAAATGCACCTTTGGGAACAACCAGGAACACCATTTGCATTGAACTTTGATGCAACTACTGCTGGTAGTTTGACAATTAAGTCTGTTGTTTATGGCTACGCAGCCTTCTCAGCAGGTCGTTACCCAGCAGCTGCCTCGATTATCTCAGGCACCGGTTTGGTAGCTCCAACATTCTAAGCAAAGCTTAGAACAATAGTGTAGAGCCGGTAAGACTCCCCCGACTTATCGGCTCTACACCTTTAATGGGGGTAAGTATGAAATCGTCACATAAAGTTTCAATTGGAGCGTGTGATCCAGGTTCAGTTAATGCTGCTTGGGCATATACAATGATTCAATTGACACAAGCTCGAAGTTCAAGATTAGGTCCATTTATAAGAATTGAAGGATCTGGTTTATTAAGTAAATTACGTAACCGTGTAGTTGCAACCTTTTTAGATAACACAAAGTCTGATTGGTTGCTAATGATAGACACTGATGAGCAATTAAGTGTGCAAGCATTTGATAAGTTAATTGAAACTGCTCATGATAAAGATAGACCAGTTGTAGCAGGACTTTATTTTGCAGCTTGGGACGCAAATGAAAACCTATATCCTGTTCCTGTTCCATTGATTTTTAATGATACTAATAAAGGCTTTGCGCCTATAAATGACTACAAACGTAATGCGGTTTTTGAGATTGATGCTGCCGGTACTGGTTGCATATTAGTCCATCGTAGTGTACTTGAGAAAATGCGCGAAACAGCAGATCCAAACCAAGGCACGAACTGGTGTTGGTTTTGGGATGGACCTATAAATGGTGAATGGATAAGTGAAGACTTACTATTCTGCCGTAAAATCAAGCATTTAGGTTTCCCTATTTATGCCAATACAGGTGCCATATTGCCGCATCAGAAAAGATACTGGTTACATGAAGGCCATCATACTGAACGGCAAACTAATGAAAATATTTAAGAAAAAACAAACAGCAACGGCTTTGCCCGATTTAGAACGAGCAATGCAGCCTAAATTAGAGAAAAGGATAACGCATGGCACTAACAAACGCCTATTGCACCCTGTCGGATGTGAAGAATGCTCTTGCAATCGAGGACATCAACGATGATCTAGCTATAGAAGCTGCAATTGTTGCTGCATGCAGAATGATTGATGACTATACCGGCAGATTTTTTTACAAAGATGGAACAAATGCCGCACCTGTAGTCCGTTATTACACACCAAACGATTGGTGGGTCTGCAATACAGATGACTTTACCGCAATTACTGAAATTGCAACAGATGATAATTTTGACCGCAGTTATACAACAATTTGGTCTGCAACAGATTACATGATAGAACCAATTAACAATCCACGCAGAAGTTGGCCATATACTCGCATTCTAGCCGTAGATCGCTATCTTTTTCCTCGTTTATATCCTCAAACAGTAAAAATAACTGGAGTATGGGGATGGTCTGCTGTACCTGCAGAGATCAATTTAGCTGCACGTCTACAAGCATCTAGATTATTTATTCGAAAGCAATCTCCTTTTGGAGTTGCCGGTTCTGTTGATATGGGAACAGTAAGATTAACCTCTAGATTAGATCCAGATGTTGAAGCATTGATCCGTCCACTTAAGAAGTTAAACGGAGTTGCATACTAATGCTACCAAGTAAAGTCCGAGAAGGATTAAAAAACAATTTACAAGAAATAGATGGACTTAGAGTTTATGATTTAGTCCCTGATGTAATTGTGCCACCATGTGCAATAATTGGTCAATTAGATCTTACATTTGATCTTAACAATGCTCGTGGTTTAGATCAAGCAAATGTAGATGTAATGGTTATTGTCCAGAGATTTTCTGAAAGAACAGGCCAAGACAAGCTCGATAAATATCTTTCTGGTTCAGGAGATTATTCAATAAAAGCAGCAATTGAATCAGATCGTACTCTCGGTGGAGAAGTCGATACGCTTAGAGTTACTGCGGCTCAATCAGGAGTTTATCAAGCTGCTGATGTTGAATATTTATCATACCGATACCAAGTAACCATATATGGAGATGGAGCATAATGTCATATACAATAAAATCCGATAATTTTGTATTCGGAGACAAGAAAAAAGGTGAACAAATCACCGAAAAAGAATTACTCGATGCAGGTTGTAACCCAGAAGCACTAGTCAAGGGTGAACATCTATCAAGTAATACACCAACCAAACCAGCAATAGAAAAAGGAGCGGACGAATAATGGCCCGTTTAGTTCTTACCAACGCATATATTACTATCAATGCAGTTAATCTTTCTGATCATATTGCAAGTGTTACTCTAACAACAAATGACGATGTTGTAGAAACAACTGCATTCGGTTCAACCGCACGTACACGTATTGGTGGACTTGGTGATAATTCAGTAGCAATTGAATTCCATCAGGATTATGCAACAAGCAATGTTGAAGCAACAATTTATCCACTACTTGGAGCTACAACAGCAGTTGTAGTTAAGCCAAATGGTTCGACAACAGCAGCTGATAATCCATCTTACACATTCACGGCTTTAGTTTCAGAGTGGACTCCATTGAATGGAGCAGTTGGAGAATTAGCAACTGCATCTGTAACCTGGCCAATCAGCGGCGAAGTAACTAAGGCGGTAATTTAATGGCACGTATTGTATTAACTAACGTAGCAGTTACTTTCGGAACAACAGATATTTCATCTTATGTTACTTCTGTGACATTAGGATCTACTTATGATGTTGTAGAAACTACAGCTTTTGGCAATACCGCACGCACACGTGTGGCTGGACTTGCTGATAACAGCGTTGCTGTTGAGTTTAATCAAGATTATGCTGCAGGAGCTTTAGAAGCAGTTATTTACCCAACACTTGGTACTGGAGTCTCAATGACTGTGCGCCCGGTTGCTGGTACGTCACCTGCGTATAGTTTTACAGCTTTAGTTTCAGAATGGACACCACTAAATGGTGCCGTTGGTGAACTTGCAACTGCATCAGTAACTTGGCCAATCAGTGGTACAATCACCAAATCCTAATCTAATAAGGGGGAAATCATGGACGGTCTTGGAATCAAAGTAAAAACAACAGATGGCAATCAGATAACTTACAAACTAACTCCTCGTGTCATAGTTGCATTCGAGCAACAATATGGCAAGGGAATGCCTAAACTGCTTGGTGAAGAACAAAAAGTCGAGCATATTTATTGGTTAGCATGGAAGTGTATGCAATCTAACGGAGTTATTGTAAAACCATTTGGTCCAGAATTCTTAGATACAATTGTATCGGCTGAATTGGACTCAGATGATTCTTTCGGATCCACCGAGACAGCTTAACGTATAACGTAGCAGCTATCTCGGTGGAAACTGGTATTTCACCAATAGATCTAATAGATGCGCCTGAAGGCATACTTGAGGCTATTACTATTTATCTTAAAGAGCGAGCAAAAGGTAAATAAGTGGAAGACGATACAAGAATCATTTTGACTGGTATAGAACCAACTATCAAAGCTCTAAAAGAGTTTGATAAAAAAGCTGTAGTTAAGTTTAACAAAATAGTCAATACTGAATTAAATAATGCTGAAGGTGCTGCTCATCGTTTAGTAGATAGCATTCAGAGTAGAACAACCAATACTCCAATGCGTAATTGGAGACCAACAGCAGCTGTAAGTGGACGAACTTGGGGTGGTTCTGGTTGGCCTGCTTGGGATCAGTCAACAATTAAAGCAGGAATTACTGTTTCTAAAGCACAAAGACGTACTCGTAAAGATTACACAACAAGTGCTGGTGCTTTGTTAAATACATCTGATGCTGGTAAAGTATTTGAACTTTCAGGACGCAATAAAAAAAGTGGATCGTTTATTGAAAGACTTAATTGGTTTGGTAAAGCTTCTCGTCTTGTCTGGAAAGTTGTAGATAAAGAAAGACCACGTATTGAAAAAGTAGTAGCAAAAGCTTTAGAAGACGCAAAACGTGAATTACAAACTCATCTTGATTCAGCGGGAAAGGTAAAATAACATGGCAGTTGGTGCGGTAGTTGCCCGTATTCTTACCCAATACTCTGATAAAGGCACAAAGTCAGCAATTAAAGATATTGGCAAGATGGAAAAGAAGTTTAACGACTTTGCCAACAAGACCGCAAAAGTTTTCGGTGTAGCCACTTTAGCCGCAGCAGCATTTGCAGCAAAAATTGGAAAAGACGCTGTCCGTGGTGCAATGGAAGATCAAAAGCAACAGACAGCACTAGCAACAGCTTTACGTAATGTTACCGGAGCAACTGATGGTGCAATTGCTGCAACTCAATTATACTTAGACAAACTTGAGTTAATGGTTGGCGTTGATAATAAAGAATTGATTCCATCTCTTCAGATTTTAACTCAAGCTACTAGAGATGTAACACAAGCGCAAACACTTCAAGCATTAGCTTTAGATGTTTCTGCTGCGACTGGCAAGGACTTACAAGCAGTTTCTATTGCACTTGCAAAAGCTGTTGGTGGAAATGTTACAGCTTTAACTCGACTGGGTGTTCCACTCGATGCAGATGCAGTTAAAGCCAAAGACTTAACCGCTATTCTGAAATCACTGGGTGATACTTTTGGTGGTCAAGCAAATGAAAGAGCTAAAACTTTTGAGTTCCAGTTAGTCCGATTGCAACTTGCATTTAATCAGATTTTAGATCAAATTGGTTATGCACTAATTCCTTTCTTAGAAAAACTAGCTGGCGTTATTAGAGATAAAGTACTTCCGGCACTTTCTGCTTGGATTGAACAAAATGGTGCAAAACTTGCTGGAGCCTTTAAGACGGCAATTGCCTACGGTGTTGCTTTCTTCCAACTTACTTTTGATCTTTTTAGTTTCGTAGCACGTAATGCAAAAGTATTTGCAACTCTAGGCGCAATAATTGTTGCTGCTTTTTTTGGTGGCAAAGTTGCAGCTGCTACAACTGCTCTTATTGGTGGTATTAAAGCAATTATTACTGTCATGAAAGCTTTACGTACAGTCTCTCTAGCATCTGCCGCCGCTACTGCTCTTGCTACAGGTGGAGTTTCAGCAGCCGCTGGTGCCGCAGCATTTGGTGTTGCTTTAGTTGGTATGGGTCTTGCTGCAAAGAAGTTTAATAGCGATTCTGATAAAGCAACAGATGCACTTGGTAAGTTTGGCGTAGATCTTAAAGGTCTTAGTGTTCAAGCAGATGATTACACTAAGGGTCTAGATAAAATTACATCAGCAACAAATAAAGTAACTGCAGCAACTAAAGGCGAAGTACAAGCAACTGAATTGTTACTTAAACTACGCAATAAATTCGGATTAAAAGGACTTAAAGAAACTGATCCAATTACACTTGAAGCGATTCGTAAGAATCAAATCAAACAACAAAAACTTGGTATTTCAAGTCCAACAATCTCATTATTAGCATCTGCTGGACATGGAAACATTGCTAAAAACACCACAATGAATGGTGGAAATATCACAGTCAATGTTGCTGGTTCTGTTGTTTCACAAGGTGATCTTGTAAATGGTATTAAGAATGGTCTTGCAACTCTTATGCGCCGACGTGGTGGCAGTCAGTTTGCGGTGCTCTAATGCCAGCAAATGCACCTACACTTACCGTTTCTTTTAGTAATGGCGGAGCTTTTACGGCTGTTAGTGCTGATCTTTTGCTATCTGTTGAGATCCGTCGAGGTCGGCAATATCAAAATGACTTTTTAGAAGCTGGTACTGCTGATGTTGTATTGAACAACCAATCAGGTGCTTTTGATCCAAGCAACACATCAAGTCCGTGGTATGGAATTTTAATTGCCGGAATGCAAGTAAAAATTGAAGGCAATTCTACAACTATTTTTACAGGTTATTTAGAAAACAACGAAGTAAACCAAGGTATTTACCCTACAGTCTCATTGACATTTGTAGATGGTCTTGCGCAAATTGCAAAAGCAATTGCGCCAGCTTTAGCAACTAGTAATTTTTCAGAAGCTGCTTCTGCTAGAGCAACTAGAGCACTTGATCTTGCTGAATGGACTGGTGGACGTAGTCTTACTGGAACAACCGTAATGCAAAAGACAAAACAAAACATGAGTTGTCTTGAAATGCTAGAACAATGTGCTAACTGCGTTGGTGGACGATTCTATGTAAGTCGATCAGGAGTTGCAACTCTTGTTCCTATATCTGATAAGTTTACTCGTCCTACTAGATTATTATTTAGTGACCAAGGCGATGCAAATAGTGTTGGTTATGATGGCATTATTACTAATCCTGGAACAGATTATGTGTACAATGAAGCAATAGTATTTAGAGGTCCAAAAAAAGCTCAAAAGACAGCAAAGTTTACCTCTAGTGTTGCTACATATGGACTAAAGTCTAAAAAACTAGATGCACCTATCTTAAATGAAACTAGTGCTGCAAATCTTGCTTTATATGCTGCCAGAAAAGACGCTGACGCAGTTGTGTTAGCAGAACAAATAGATTTTACAGCAATTGGCATTGGAGCACTTGCAACTGACATGCTTGAGACTGAACTAAATGATCTTGTCCAAGTAAAGCGTTTAACTTATGATGGACGAAATATTACAATTAACTGTGTTGTAGAAGGATTAGCTCATTCAATAACAGCAGATAATTGGAGAGTTAGTTACTTTACATCTGTAGTTGATCCTTATACGATTACGATTTAGGGGAAATAATGCCACTTTGTCCGCAAATCACAATCACACCAATTACAGTTACTTCAACTGGGATGACTCAAACTTCAATTATTCCTATTGTTGCTGCAACAACAGAAGAAGTAGATGAACTTCAAGTTGAAATTGACACTATTGAAGTATCTGTAAATGGTAAAAACCATATTTATCGCCAAGCAACTGCCCCAGATGGATCTGTTTATCCATTAACAGAAGGTGACGTTTGGTTTGATACAGACGACGGTAATAAGCAATACTATTGGACAGGTACTGCATGGGTTTCTGTACAAGATCTTGGAATTGCAGCAGCAGAAGCTGGAGCGGCAGCAGCAGAAGCAGCGGCGGCAGCGGCAGCGGCAGCAGCAACAGCGGCGCAAACAACAGCAGACGGTAAAAATAAGATTTATAGGCAAGCTACTGCACCAACAGGTACGTTTGCTGTTGGTGATTTATGGTTTAACACTTCAGAGGATAACAAACCAAATCGTTGGAACGGAACTGCTTGGGAAGCTTATGGTTTTGGTAATTTAGCTATTGGTAACTTAGACGCTGGCAAAATTACAACTGGTTTTTTAGCTGCTGGTCGTATACAAGCGGCATCGTTAGATGCTTCTGTACTTGTTGCAGGTTCAATAACTGCAGTTGAAATCGCTGCAGGTACAATTACTGGTACAAAAATAGCAGCAGGCACTATTGTTGCAAGCAACATTGCTACTGCAACAATTACTGCAACTCAGATTGCGGCTGGAACAATTACAGCAAGTAATATTGCAACAGCAACAATTACTGCAACTCAAATTGCCGGTGGCACAATTACAGCAGCAGAAATTGCAGCAGATACAATCACAGCAGCAGAGATTGAAGCAGGTTCAATTACTGTTGACCGTCTACAAGCTGGAACATTAACTGCGTTTACATTACAAACATCTACAGGTGCCAGAAGAGTTACAATTTCTGCCTCGACGAACTCAATTGCATTTAGAGAAGCTAGTACTAACGTTGGTTTTATTGGCCCGACTTCTATTGATGGTGTTATCATGCACTATGGTACAAGTTTTAATGCCGGTGCGACTGCATATCCACATGCATATGTTTCTTCTGGTGATGCACGAATGGCTTACAGTTCAACAATATATGTACAAGCAAGTTCTTTAGGTGTGACAATGAGCGGCGATGTTTATACACTTGCTGCTTTTTATAATCAAGACTCATCAACAAGTGCTAACGCAGCAAATACTCGCATGGATACAAATGGACGAACACGCCGTAGTACAGCTTCTAGTGCCAGATTCAAAGAAGACATTGTTGATCTTTCATCAGTTGCTGATCTAAATCCAATGGGTTTATTAAGTTTACCAATTAGAGCTTTTAAGTTTAAGTCCGATTATTTAGATTCAACTGATAATAGATCGGGAATTCTTGTACCGGGACTTATTGCAGAAGAAGTTGCTGAACACTATCCTATTGCTGCAGATCGTGGCGAAGATGGATTAGTTGAAAACTGGAATGAACGATTTGTAATTCCAGGTATGCTGTCTTTAATTCAAGATCTAAACACACGTATCAAAACACTCGAGGGGAATGCAAATGGATAACACAACAGAACTAGACATCAATGTTGTAATTGCTGTATTAAGAGAGCAGATCGGTCTGCTAGCTCTGGACAAAGCAATGTTGACGGCTAGAGTGGGGGATCTCGAAGCAAAACTCAAGGAGAAGAATGACTGTGAATGACTGGGCTGCTTTAATACTTGCGGTCATATCGATACTAGGTTCGTTTGTAGTTGCCGTAAGGTGGCTTGTTAAACATTTCCTAAATGAATTAAAGCCAAATGGCGGATCTAGTCTGAAAGACTCAGTTACTAGATTAGAAACACAAATGGAATTAGTAATAACAATGCTAACTGATAGGGGCAAAAGTGAAAAACCTAAAAGAAATAGCAGATAGTTATATCGGTTATACCGAAGGCAAGAACAACGATACAGTTTTTGGTAAGTGGTATGGACTCAATAACCAACCGTGGTGCGCAATGGCAGCATCTAAAGTTTATCATGAAGCAGGTTTATTAAGCAAAGTTGCACCAAAAAGCAAACCAAAAGGTTATGCTTCTTGCGATGAATGGCTTAAGTATTTGACAAAAAGCAATCAGTTAATACCAATTGGCCAAGCAAAACGTGGAGATCTTGTATTCTTCCAATTTGATACAGATGCTCAACCAGATCATGTAGGAATTGTCCAGTATCACAATACAACCTTGAAATACGTAAATGTATGGGAAGGTAATACGTCGGACAATAAAACTGGTAGTCAATCCAATGGTGACGGGTTCTATCTAAAACGCAGAAAATACGATACAATTATGGCAATTGCACGTCCAAAGAACTAAAGGAGTGTTATGAAACTCAAGCCAAAGCATAAAGCAGCAATTAAATCTTATTTAAGAGCAGTTGCAGCATCTGGTATTACCGTAATTCTTGCAATCGCAGCAGATATGCGCCCTGAATATGCAGTACTACTAGGATCCATTATTGCTCCAATTGTTAAGTCAATTGATCCAAACGAAAAAGAATACGGATTAGGAAGTAAGTAATGATGAGCTCGGGGGACTTATCAAAAGCTATAAATGATCTTTTGAACGAACAAAGTAAACCACTCTGTGTGGTCGGCAAAATTAAATCTCAACTATTGCCATCTGATTCAGATGCTTTAGAAAACTTAATCCAATCTAAAGTTACTATTCTGCAAATTGTTAATTTACTAAGAGCGCATGGTTTTCAACTAGGAAATACTGTACTTACAGTCCATCGCAAAAAACAATGCCCGTGTTTTAGGACCCCATGACTCTATCTGACGACGCCAAGAAACTGCAATTAGAAGTAGACGAATCAGTTTCAGAACTTCGTCAGACTCTTGTACGGACACAAAAAGAACTGTCTAAAGCAAAACAACGGACAGAAGAATTAGTAGAAGCTACAATTCAAGCATGTAAAGATGCAACTTTGGCTTTAGGACCAATGAAGCCAATTGAAGGTCCAAAGGTAGATAAACGCCGCAAAAGAGCAGAAGTTGCTTTGTGGCATCTTACCGATTGGCAAGGAGCAAAAGTAACTCCTAGTTATAACTCAGAAATCATGAGAACTAGAGTCATGGACTTTACAACTAAAGCAACCAAAATTACCGAAATACAAAGACAAGATCATCCAGTCAATGATGCAGTGATCTGCTTTGGTGGAGATATGGTTGAAGGTCTTTTTAACTATCCTGCTCAATTGTGGGAAATAGATCTTAGTTTATATGACCAATACATAACAGTTAGTCGTTTAATAGTAGATGTTGTACGACAAGCATTAGCAGTTTACCAACACGTAACTGTTATTGCAGAATGGGGAAATCATGGCCGAATCGGAAACAAAAGAGCGGACGTACCGAAGTCTGATAATTTTGACCGTATGTGTTATGAGCTTGCTCGTCAGTTATTATGTTCTGAAGAAGCGACTGCTAAAAGACTAACATGGGATCCACGCCATGGTGTTGAAGATATTCAGCGCATTGAGATCGGCAACTATCGAGCTCTTCTTATGCATGGCGATGAAGTTGGTAGATCTGGTTTTGCTTCTCCGGCCGGATGGCAAGCAGCAGGAAACAGATGGAAAGCTGGAGCTTACGACTGGAACTTTCAAGACATATACTTGGGTCATTACCATCGTCATGCACAAGAACCGTTATCAGATGGTCTTGGATCAGTATACTGGACCGGTTCAACGGAGTCCGATAACCGCTACGCGCGCGACTCTATGGCCGCCTCAGGTGTTCCTTCTCAAAGACTCCACTTCATTGATCCCGAACGAGGTCGTGTCACTGCTTGTTATCAAGTTTGGCTAGACTAATGAATCGCAAAGAGATCTTAGACGAAGCAACACGTTTAATTTATAACGATAGGCAAGCAGATTATGGAACTCCACAAGAAAACCATGACCGCATTGCAAAGCTTTGGAGTGTAGTTTTAGGCATTACCGTAGAACCTTGGCAAGTTGCTTTATGCATGAATCAAGTAAAGGTTTCTAGACTAGTTCAATCACCTGAGAAATTAGATGGTTGGATTGATGGAGCAGCTTACATGGCTATCGGTGGAGAACTGGCTACGGAGGAAGAATGACAACACTCATTGCATTTCAGCATGAAGATTATTGCATCATTGCCGCAGATACGCAAACCACTGGTTATGACATGAGAGCTGATTGTTCTCCTATGGGCAAAATTGCAGAGAATGGCAAATATTTAGTTTCTGCTGCAGGCTTAGTTCGAGGCATGAATCTGATCCAACATGCTTTTAATCCACCAGCTCCTCCTAGAGCAAAGAATCTAGACAAGTTTATGGTCACTCAGTTTGTGCCAAATCTACGTAAAACTTTTGGAATCTCAGGTTATGACATTAAATCTGAAGGCTTTCCATCATCTTTTGAGAATGATTTCATAGTTGCCGTCAATGGAACTATCTACTTTATAGATGAAGTGTATGGATTAGAGAAGACAAAAGACAAGGTCTACACAACAGGAACAGGTGCCAAACTTGCCCTTGGAGCTGCTCACGCACTTGGAATTGACGAAGTAGATGATTATGAAGATGCTATTGAGATCTTAGAACAAGCGGTTAAAACAGCAATCCGATTCGATATCAATAGTGGTGGACAAGTACAAGTAGCAGTACAAACAAGAGCTGGAAAGAATCACATTGCATTCTTAGATTAAAAAAACAAAAAAGAAGCCCCTGCCTTTCGGCAGGGGCCTTTTTCTTTTTGTCTTAGCGAACCATCTCCAAGACTCGATCTGAGAGAGATGTTCCTTGATTCATCATGAATCGCTCACCAGCCGCAAAATCATTAGCTGAACGAGTTGTGCGGGTCCATTGTTCGTACTCTGTAAAAGCATTAACAATTCCCCATGCAGTTCCTTTGATGTTTTCTTGAGTGTGGCCATTCCAGATACCTAGAAGCATTTGGTGACGCTCACGAACATTGTTTTGCTGACGCTCAGTCATATTGTCTTCATCTAGAGGAAGAACATCTTTGACAATTGACCAGAAGTCAGAGTTAGCAACTTTCTTCTCAAATAGAGCAGATGAAAGAAGGTTGAATTCTTCATTTGACTTAAT